GTAAAGCTCTTGCCAAATGCTGAATGTTGTTTTGTAAGTGTAGTAATTATAGAGCTAACACCTTTAAAACCTTTACCTAGTGTTGCAAGAACAGGTCCTGCAACTGCTAATTTTACTATGGTTTTAACGATAGTTTCAAATAATTTTGGATGTTCTTCAGCAAGAGTAGCTATTCTATTTAATTTATCAGCAAACTCTTGAAACATAGGGCCAATAGCACTTGTAATAGGTCCCATGATTGCAGGTAAACGACCCATTGCATTACCAATAGCGTTAACTGCTTCTATCATTTCTGGTTTATTTTCAAATGCATCCCACATTTGAACTGACATATTTCTGAATGAAGATTTTAAACTATCTAAAGCTCCAGTTAAAGTTCCACTTTTTAATGATTGTGCCATTCCAGCCATTCCTTGATGGAATTGGCCTGCATAAGTATAACCGTTTTCCATACCATCACATAGTATGTCTAAACCCTTTTCGGCTGGTACCATACCATTGGAAACCATGTCTTGCATTTCATCAGTAGTAACTTTATAATGTGCTGCTAAAATTTGAAGGCCATTTACACCACGTTCTGCAAGCATATTTAAGTCATCAGTTAATACTTTCCCTTTAGCTTGTACCTTACCAAATACTGTGGCTAGACTTTCTATATCTGCGCTAGTTCCACCAAAACCAGCTACTGCATTTGTAATAGCTTGTAAATATTTAGATGTTTTATCTGCACTTGTCCCCATACCAACAAGCGTTTTTCCTGCAGTCAAGAACGCTTCTTGTGAATATGTTGAAGCTTTGGCAATTGATAATAATGATTCGTACATTTTATCAGCTGCGTCTGCTCCACCAAGCATTTGTTTAAATACTCCCATTGAACTTTCTTTTAATTTTACGAAATCAACAGCAGTCTTTAAAGTTGCAACACCCAAACCTGTAACTGGAACTGTAACAAATTTAGTTAAATCTCCGCCAACTTTTGAAAGCCCAGATCCAATAGTACCAAATGCAGATGAAACATTAGAAGAAACTGTTTTAGCTTTTGTTTGGACACTATTTAATTCATTGCCTAGACTTTTAATGCTAGCTTGACCAGTTTTGGTATCAACTGTTACTTGAAATTTAACTTCAGCATCAGCGCCAAATAATTGAATATTTAAAGGTATTAAATTTAAGTTTTCATGCTTTATTCTTCACCTTACTTTCCATATAACCCCACATTTTTTCAAAACCATTAACACTATTTTCGTGTGGAAGTGCGTATTGTCTTTTCATTTGAGTATAAAATTTATGTTGATTACTTTCTTGTGTTTTCGGATTACTTGGTGGCTTCTTATAAGTCCTATAACCTAATACGGTTGATATAGTACTTTTTTCATCTAGAAAAAATCCTTCTAATAAAGCATTAAATTCCCACCAACTAATTTCATCGGTATTTAGGTTAATCCCTATCCTCATGAAATCACAAAAATAATATTTATAATCATAATTTAAATCAAATACTTTTTCACTTTGTTTTTTATTTTGTGTTTCAAATATATACAATGATATTTCATTTAATAACTGTTCTTTATTTATATCATCATCGCAATCATATACACCTAATAATTGAAGACATTTATTAATTTTATCTTCTGTATCAGATGAAAATAGTTCAAACAATTTTATAACATTGTGGAATGTTATATTTAATTTATATTTTTTATCATCTATAACTAATAGATCTATTTCATTCCAGCCTTGCGAAGGTTTGAAGTCATAGTATTTGCTAGGTTTAAACGCTTGTCCACGAAGCGTTGAAAGAAAAAACTATATACTTGCTCTGTCATTTCATCATAGTAAGCTTTTCCAACCTTTTCTTTAAATGGTTGTAAATGTTCTTTATAAACCATTTGTTCAAATTTATTTTGTGTTTCTTCATTTTCTTTTTGAATTTCTTTTTCTAATGCTGTAAGTTCATCATACTTTTCTTCTTTTTCTAATTTTCGCATATTGCGGACTTTTTCTTGAGCTTTGTCATCAAACATTAATTCTTTTAATTTTAACAATTCATCACCAGTCATTTGAATTTTAAATTTATATAATTCATTGCCTTGTTCATCATTTACTAAAACTTCTTCTTCTACTTCATATTCTTTTTTTGTTAATTTTAACATTTATTTCCCTCTTTCTATAAAAAAATAAAGGGTAGACTAGATGCCTACCCTTCTACTGCTGTATAATCACTTTCTACAAAAGTAGAATTATCATATACTTTTAAATCAAAATCTATTTGTAAAACTTCTTCTGCACTTGCTTCATAAGTAATATTACTTAATGTTGCAGTAAAATCTATTTGCTTACCTTTTTCTCCTTTTAAAAGGTTAACAATTCTGCATTTAGTAGTTGCTTCTGCTCCGACAGCATATTCTTTTGATAAGATATATTGGCAAACTGCACTTGTTTTATCTAATTTAACAGATGTTGACCATGTTGGGTCTAGCCCTGTTTTTACATTATTTGATAAAACACTATATAAATCTTGCCAAGTGTCTAATGTTTCACCTTGATCATAACTTAAGCTTAAATTGATAACTTCTTCAAATTGAGATGTATCATTTTCGCTAATATCAAATAATAATTTGAATTTTTTTACTGAACTTTCGTACTTTCTTCATTCCTCCATTCAACCTTACATTGACAATTTATATTGTAATGTATTCTTTGATTTTCATCTCTAAAAGCATAATTTGGGGTTTGGCATGAAATTAAAATTATCCTTGTATCATTTAATACAATATTTTCTTTCATATGTAATTGGTTAAAAATATCATCAGCTATTTTTCTTGTTTCTTTATCGTTAGAAGTACCTCTAATAAGTATATAAAATGAAATATTACTATAAAGAATATTTTTGGATAAAGAGTTTTGGTTATTCCCTACCCCTAAAGATACGGAACTGCATATTTCATCAGTTTGTGGCAAATCAGGAGAATAACACTTATAACCAGCTTTTTCAATTTCAGTTCTTAGTAATGTAATCAAATCACTTGTATTCATATTATCACTCCTTCTTTGCCTTGTTACTTTGGTTAACCACTATCTGTTTATAATCATCGCTGTACTTATCTATCGTTTTATCAAACCAATGTGCTTCGGCTCGCGGATTACCTGCACCAGCTTTACCACCTTCGTAATATCTTCTGCGAACATAAGGTGTTCTTTCTACTATAATACCATTTTTAAAATCACTGTTTAATTCACCTGATTTATACATATCCCCACTATCTCTATATGTAAATTCATTTGAATCCTTATATACTTGTTCAGCAATAACTGGTATTGAATTATTGCCAGCTTTATTTATTACATCAGATAACCAATTAGTAGCATCTTTTGAATTATTAAAAGTTTTCATTTTAATAATATTTCATAGTGGTGTGGTGTATCTTTTGTATGATACAAAACATCTGGATTAGCCATCCTATATTCCCTATTATGGAATATAATTATACTATTTTCAACAGGTTTACTTTCCAAACCATTTGAATTAGTAAAATCGTAAAACATTTTGGCATTTCCAACAATTTCACGACCATTAGAAGTTATTTTTAGTTGTGTTTTTTCTTCTATTTTAATAAAAGAAAGAGGAGTTTCCTCTCCCCATTCATCACCTTCACCATTATTACCTAAATATTCTTTATAAATGGCATTATGTGGAAGTAATCTCTTCGGAATTGGTTTCAAGCTTTTTCTCTTCCTTTTTTGGTTTATTAGTTTTAATAATCTTCCAACCTGCCATTTTATACCACTTTAACGCACCTTCTGGCACTTCTTTAGTAATAGCACCTAATTTTACCTTAACCATATTAAACACCTCCTAAACCGCAGTACAAAAGCCCACAATTAAGTAATATATCGTGGGCTACTGGGCTAATTATATTTATACTTTTAGAATTATCATTATTTTGATTAGAACTACCTTCACTATAAGAGCCTAATGTATAACTGCCTGTCCCTGCATAGTCAATTAAATCACCGTTTAATTCAAGGTAATGTATTTGTTCCATTATCGCTTTTTTAAAATCTTTGTAGACTAAATCTTCTTTTTGTGGAATATTAACAGTCATAATTGACCTTAATTCATTGATAGATAAATATTCTAATCTTTTAAAATTAGTAGGAGCAGTATCTACTCCAAAATATTCCTTGTATTCTGTTTCATTAACCATCCAATACCACTCCTTTATTTATTACGCACCTGCTTTTGTTTTAACAATTACTGCTTCTTCGTTAGTTATAGTATCTTCATAAACCATACGACCTTGTAAAGCGCTTGCTCCAATATGAGAACCATCTTTTAAATCGTTGATTGTTGGTGCTACTTTCCACTCATCAATTGCTTGAGCCCAATCTACACCATATAAGATATATTCAACAGTATTTCCTTCTTCTGTTGTCCCTAAATCTTGAACGATAACTTTAACACCATTAATTTTATTAACTACACCTTCGCGTGCTAATTCTGCACCAATTTGGCTGGCAGTATTAGAATATTTTTCATCAGTTAATAATAATGTTTCAGTAGCATAATCAATAGCTACATACATTCTATTTTTGTCTACGCCTTTTTTAGCTAAAATAGCAATATCTTTTACGATGTTTGCGTAAACATTTTCAGCTGTACAGTCTTCTTGTGTTGAAGCTGTTCCACCTAATAGTGCATCGATTGCGTTTGCTTCTAAAGTTTTAGCAATAGAATATGCTCCACTCTCTAATCTTTGAGCAGTTAAATTATCAGGTACTGCTGATGCCTCATATCCATCAATCAATTCATTAATTGCTTTATGTTTACTAATTAAAATATCTTTATAGTTAGTAGCACTTTGTGATAAAGCTGTACCATTTTTAACATCATAATCTGATACTTCTACTTCCATATTTCTTACTGGTACTTTTACTGCTCCTGCTGTTGGAGTACCTTCATAATCTCTTGAAAAAGTATTTCTAATTTTTAAACTTGGTCTCATTAATTTAACGATTGCATTTGCATAACGTTCTTGTCTCTCATGAGTTCCACCTGTAATTGCGTTTGCCTTTAATCATCATCTCCTTCTCTTTCTTTAAAAGGCTTCTGGGTGTTTTGCTTTTAAAATAGCCATAACACCATCATCTTCGCTATTATTATTTTTTTGAACTGGTACACCTGTTGTTTTTGGTGTTTCCACAGTTTCTTTTGTTTGAAGATATTGAGGATTTTCTTTTAAGTAATCCTTTAGGTTATCTTCAAATTCACCTTCCATTTGCAAAACTTCACTTAATACGAATTTTTGGAATTTAGAATCTACACTAGCATTTGCAACTACTTGCATATTTTCCAATTCTGTAATTCTATTTTTAAGTTTTTCGTTTTCTACTAATACTTCGGATTGCTTTTCTGCTTCCGTTTTTTGACTTTCTTTCCACTCGTTATATTTTTTTAATTCTTCTTTATTGGGAACGCCTTTTGTTTTTCTAGCTATTTCCTTTTCTAAAGCTTTTTTAAAATCTTCTTGTGTAAAAGTTTTTTCCACTTTTTGTTCTGCTGTTTGTGTTTCAGTATTTTCAGTAGTTTCAACATTTTTAGTTTCTTCTACATTTTGAACATTTTCTTGTTCCATATTTTCTCCCTTCTTTTAAGTCTTTAAGTTGGACTTACACCATTCTTTATTGTCTTTATGTTGGACATATTTGGCGCCTACTAATTAAGGCATATAATGGTCGGAGTAACAAGATTTGAACTTGTGGCCTCTAGTTCCCAAAACTAGCGTTCTACCAAACTGAACTACACTCCGATAAAAAAACATGTTTTTGACATGTTTTAATTAATAATGTATAATATATTTAATGAAGCAGTGGTCGTGGCGACTTAGCGCCTAGTGTCATTGCTTCTTTTTTGTATTCTCTAGGATGATAAAACTATCATCTTTTTTAATACCTATTTTTTGAACATATCCAGTATCTTTTCTATTAAATACATTATTAGCTTGTTCTTGTAAATTTTTCATTGATAAAGGTGATTTAGTAGCCTCAAACAAAAAGTTATGAGCTTGTTCTTCTTTTTTATAGACATTATGATAAATTACTTGTTGACTGCCACCAGTAATTATTTTCATATCATAATATTCATTACCAATTTTTAAGTCAGATATTTTTATGCCTTCAGGATTATTTATTTTAGGATTTAATGTTACTGGTTCAATAGTTCTTTGTGCTAACCAATTTGCAAACTCTAGCTCACTATTTTTAAATTCATACTTAACATTTTTGTTATCTATTGTATATTGTTTTCCTTTATAATTAAATATTTCCCCTAATCCTAGCTTGCATGGAGTGTTTTTAGAGTTTATTTTACTTGATATTATCTTTTTCGTTACATTTGAGGTATTATTAACATTTCTTAACTTGGTCACTCCAATCCACTCATTGGCACTTATTCTTGTTCTACCTGTATCATCTAAAAATTCTAAATATTCTTGTCTATAATTGCTTAACTGCCTTCTTCTTTGCTTTATATAACTTTCATCAGCTCCAGTTACTTTAAGCATTTCTATTTCGCGTTTTTTATTACGAATATTTCTTTCATATAATCTTTGTTGTTGTTTTTCTTTATATGCTTTATCGTTTTCTTCCTTATCAATAGGTTCTGAACGATAAATAGATAATCCAGGAACAAATGCATATCTTGAATGCCCACAATTAATTCCTAGTATACCTGCAGGCTTTCCATATGTAGATGTGGACCATGCTCGTACTTGTATACTTCTACCGCTACCATCTTCTATTGGCGCTGTGTTACCACTTAAAGAAAATATTTGTCCTTGATCTTGACTACATAAGGGTCTAGCTCCTGTGTGTTGGCTTATTTCCACATAGTCATTTCCTGCTAGTTGCATTCGTTCTTCTTGGATTTGATTAATAGTATTTTGTGTATTTGTTCTTAATACCATTTTTGTATAGGCTTCAGGAGACCAATTAGCACCATTTCTAGCAATAAATCCAGTTAAACCTTTTTCAGCCAACTTTCTGACAGCTTCTTGCATAGCTTTCATTGTCGTTTTAGTACCTGCTAGGACCTGTGAACTAACACTATTTACTATTTGCCTATAATTATCTCCAGCACTTGTTAGAAGGCTGTTATTTTGGCTATTAAAGGTAGTTAATACTGTACTTATTCCTTTTTCCAAAATATTTTTAATAGTTATATCCTCTATAATAGGATTAATTTCGTTAAGTATTCCTGCTTTAATTCCCAAGGATAATATTCTACTATCTACTTCTGTACCAATTTCTTTAGCATGATTAAATATTTGCTCTACCTTTCCCACAGTTTGATTACTATATTTAGCAATTATTTGAGCGTTTTCTTTATTTAAACCGCCTAATTCCTTTAATCTTTCTAACTGCCATTCATTAACACCACCAGAACCTTCTATTGGTGCACCTTTGTTTAAATCCCATTTATCAATTTCCATAGGCTTGCCTATAGCGAGTTTATTAGCAATGTTGATTAATAACTCGTTTTCCATATTGATATAAAGTCTTTCTATTTCTTCTTGCATTTCTTCTAAAGACATCTATATCACTCTTCTTTCGGCTTTTCTTCTTCCTCTTTTGAACTATTCATACCAAAAAAGTCCAATCCTTCTGGTTGAACTATCTTATTATCTTCTTGTATTTTTAATAACTCTTCAGCAATTTCAGAATCTTCATAATGAAGATATTTTTTCATGAATTTTTCTTTACTAATTAATCCAGCGTTGTATAATTCAACACCACGTTTAATTAAAGCATCTTCATCTTGAACTATGCTATCATCAAATGTAATTGAAATCTCTTTGTATTTAATACCTTCCATTTCACATATAGTTGCGATTAAATCGTATAAACATTCATAAATTGGTATTTGATGTTGTACTTTTGTTCTATATGTATCAGAGTTTTCACTTACTACTTCAGTGGCAGTTTTTAAACTGTTCCCATCAAATTTATAAAAGCCTGTTCCTAATCCAACTCCAGCACTTAAGTAATTAAGTTCTGTATTTATTGCTTTTACATGATCTTCAGTTCTTAATGAAAAATCTATATCTTTAATAGGTTGCTTATCCATACCTTCAATAGCTACATAAACATCATCATCGGCATCAAAGTAGCTTGTATAAATTATATTATCGTTTTCATCTACACCTTCAACTTTTTTCTTAACTGCTTTTCTATCAACTAACACTCTTCTTTTGCCACTTACAAATTCGTGGTCAAAACTATCATATTTTGTATCTATACTTTTAAATTTGTCTATTTGATTTGCTATAATAGACAAACCCATAGGGCTGTTAGTATCAAAGTTATTAGCAATAGGTAATCTCCATACTTGGAATTTTGGATGTTCAGTTTCAATGATTTCGTATTCTTCTACATTAGGGAATTTATCATTAAACGGAATTTCTTTACCTAATGTGTTTTCATTGCTAGATACATACAATTCATTTTCTTTTAAATAAAGTCCATCTTCAAACTCATGATAGGTTAAATGTGTATAATGTTTTCTTCTGCTTTTTGGTCCTTCAGTAATTCGGCTTACTGTTACTAAACCATAAATATATGAATTAGTATATTTATATGGCAAAACCACATCTCCTTCAATATAATCAATAACACTTTTACCATTTTTGGTATATTCTACAGTAACTGCTGTACCAAGTGCGTATAACTTTTCTAAAAATGCTGGAAAATTTACATTAAAACTATTTTCTTTATTATTTAGAATTTTTAATAATTTATCTGTACCTTTTTTGCCATCCAGCTTTATTTCCACTTTTTCTGACCAAACAAGTTTTGAAAAATCTTCACATACTTTCTTTGGCATATTCATTGTTCTACGTTCTTTTTTACAAGTCTTTCCATCAGCAAGTTTTACATTGTAATAATGGAAATCATTAACATTGCCACGATACCAACTTTTCCAAATGGCCATCATGTCATAAATACTTCCTACAACTACGTTGATATTTTTCTTACTTAATGCTTGTTGAATATTATTATATAGTTCCTTTTATATCACCTATTCCTTATTAATACTTCCTACAATTCCTAAAATAGTTATTGTCGCACATATCATAGCTGTAATTATTACTGGATCACTCATTTTGACACCACTTTTCTAATTATTAATTCTGGCATTTCATCTATGCTAGCGGAAAAATCAATACTCTGCACACCTTTTATTACCTCGCCATGATCTACAATGTTTGTTTTCCCATTTTTTACGAATATGATAAGTTCACTATCATCAAACATTTTTACTATATTTTCATAAGCTTTTGCTATATTTACCATATCCTACTCCTTTAATCCTAATTTTTCTAAATTATCTTTACACCAATATTGGAATAAATCATCTGTGTGGTCTGCATAGTAGTAAGAAATGTCTTTAGCCCAGCTATTGTAGTATTCTTCTCCACCTGTAAACTCTTTTTCTGATTTATCAGGAATTGGTTTCCCTTTTTCTACACTACCTTCTTGCCACATATAATTTTCTATTTCTTTTTTGAATATTTTATTGTTATTGTTATCTAACACTCTAAATTTCCCTTTAGCAAGAAAATCTATTGAGTAGTCTATTAATTCTTCTTTATTTTTCCCTTTATTAACTGGATGGAATGTTTTTCCCCAATCTTTATAAAGTTGGTTTCTTAAAGCACCTTCTGCACTATCTATTGTTTCTTGGTCTATACCACATTTATATTTTTTTAGCATAGCCATTTCAAATTTAAATATATCTTGGCTTAATTCACTTGGTGCTTTCTTCCTTGTCTTTTCGTATGGGCTGTAATAATATAAATCTAATAAATACCAATATCCATCAGAACCATATCCAAAGCACCCACATGTTGTAGCACTTGTTTGATGTCCACCATCTACCGAAAAGTCCAAATATAATATTCTTACTTTGTTTTTTTCTAAATAGTCAGATTCTACCCATTCTATTTGTTCAGGGTTATAAATTAATCCTTCAAGCCCAATAACTTCACCTAGATAAATCCATCTGTAACGTTTATTATCAAACTTCTTTATTCTCTCGGCCTCTTCTATTGCAATTACACCTATCCACTCTTTAGGAACTGTTCTATAATCACTCAACGAATATAAAACGCTACTACGTTTTTGCATTTCAATAGCCCACTTATTAACCCAATGAAATTTATTTTTAGGAGGGTTATAGGAATATAAAGCCATAAACCAATCATTATTCCCACGTGTAAACGTAGCTATTATTTGGTCTATATCTTCTGAATTATTCCACCCTGTTAATTCTTCAAACCATACTATTTTAATTAGTTTATTTTCATCTATGGTCCCTTTTACTGCTTCGTAATCATCTCCACCAGCAAAATAAATTGTATTACCAGTGTCTTTAAATGTGATTTCCATTGGTGATAATCCAGCTTTGTAATGGACTTTTTCAATTAACCCAAGTCGTTTACAAGCTCTTTTTATTTCTTTGTAAACTGACTTTCTTAAATCCACTTGATGTTTTCTTAAAACTACAACCGAGCAATCAGTTTCTTTTAGGCAATTATAAACAATTTTTAAAGAAATCATAGAAGTTTTAGTTGAGTTTCTTCCACCTGCATATATTTGGTGCATTTTATGGCTTTTAAATGTATACTTAAATGCAGGTGCTATTTGGCTACTTATATTCATTCTACATCAGGCAAATCATCTATGATTACCACTTTATTATTAACGGTAGTATCAATTTCTTGTTTAGTACTAAATTCTTCTTTTGCTTTACGTTCTAAATACCATTTAGCCATATCACGGTCACCTTTATCTAAAGCTTTATGAACAACCATACGTGCTTTTATTTTTTGATAATCTTTCCACATATCAATTTTGTCCGAATATTCAGGATAGTCTTTTAGAAAATCATAAAACGTAGATTCAGCAATATCTGCATAAAAACAAGCTTCTCTATTAGTACAACCAAGTTTAAAAGCTTCTTCTAACTTCTCTAGTTTTTTCGGAGTGATTGCTCTTGGTCTCCCTACTTGATTTTTCTTTTCTTCCTTTGATACCACCTCCTGTTTCCTTTGGTTGCAGGGGCAGGATTTGAACCTACGACTTCCAGCTAAAGAGACTGGCGAGCTACCAAACTGCTCTACCCTGCGATATAAATTAACCCATAATAAAAACCCACATAAGTGAGTTTTCGTAAAATGCCCATTGGCACTCAAATACCCATTGGCACCTTACCGATGATATATAAGTATAACGGGTTAGTTCACTATACTCACACCACACCTAACCGAGGTCCACACCCTGTGGAATAGATATACCATCAGTAAGCTACCAATCAGTAGCTTCTAGCAAAATTTATTGCTCTTGGTGGGTAGATAAGGATTTGCACCTTATTCCCTGGTACACTCCACCAGCCTATTAATAATAGGTCGCATTATGCTACTCTTACACCACTACCCATGTTGTCCTAGGGCCCGAAGGTAACCTAGGATCTTAAAAGAATAAAAAGGGGCTGGCTAGCTTATACAACTAGCACCTGGACATAGTTATTTCTAATTATGCCCATTATACACATTTTAGCTTACAAGTGGGTACTTAGTGGGTACTATTATGTTTTTTTTCTATTTTTTTGCAAATTTTATTAATTCTATTTTTGCCTATTCCCCATTTTATCTCTAAACGGCGGTTTTTCTCTTGTGCTGTATATCCGCTCATTAAATACTTCTTTTCAATATATATCTTTAAATCACGATCTTCAATACTATTATAAAGTTCTTGTAACCCTTTTTTAGCATTGGAATAATCTCTGGTCATTTCAGCAAGCAGCAATAAAGCATCTTCCCTAGAGTGTATTTTAGGGGTGCTTTGTACTGTTATATCTTTTATTGTACTTGTAGTTCCTGTTAATTTAGTATAAAGTGTTTCTATTCTTTCCGCATCGTTTTTATCTATTTCGTTTATTAATTTATCAGCTTCTTTTATTTCAGGTATCATACAGCCTCCTTTATAACATTTCTAAACTCTCGTAAATTATATATGAAATATCTTCACCATCATATTTTTTTAATTCAGGAAATTTCTTAATATCTGATTTTGGAATTTTAGTGCCAAATGTTCTATACTCTCTAGCAAATGAAGTATTGCTATTATGTAATTCTATTTTTAATTTATTTTCTATATATTGGCTAATCTCATTATCAAGATTTACAGGTTCGTATTTATAGTCATTTGGTATTAACATTTTTGAATTTTCAATAATCATATCACTATGATTTTCTACATATCCTTTTGTTAAATTATCATTATTTCTTTTGATACTAATCATTTTTTCACTTGCTACACCATCATATATTAAATAACTTTTATCTGTTTTTGCGTCTAGTAAATGCCATAATCTAATGATATGATGATATTGTTTAGGATCAAATCCCCACTTATTAAATTCTTCTGTCTTACTAGGATACTCATGTGTTAGTGCTTTTCTTTTTTCATACATAGCACCTAATATACTTTTTTTGTTAGGTCCTATTTGTTTAAATAACTCTTTAATGTATTTATCACCAATACTGTACTCTGTATCCATTGCTTCAATATAACTGAAATTACCTTTTTTAATTACACTATAAAATGTAATTAAATCTTTAACATCTATAGTTCCATCTTCACAATCAATAGTTTTGCTAGTTACTTTTCTAAAAATAATATCATGTAATGATGGTAATACAATAGCCTTACAGTCAATATCACTTAATTCATCTGCAACATTATAATTTTGACTACCATATAAACCTATATAGATCACATTATACCCTTGTTCTTCTAAAATACGTTTATAATTAGATAACTCTTTAAAAATTTTATCTTTCATAATCTCACCTTCTTTTTATCCTACATTTATTATTCCAATAACCTTTATTCCCCCTGCGTTTTATTTTGGTATAACTTACTTCATTTGTTTGACATGTACTTACTATATACATTTTTCCTATTTTGGTTAGTTTATATTTCATTTTGTTCCTTCTTCTTCTACAAAAATACTAACTATTTCGTTGCAATTAAATATATAATTATAAATTCTAACATAAGCATTGTAGTTTAAAACGTCTAAAAGTTGACTTGCTGTAAGGTTGTTATCATTTTTTATTTCGATTATTTCATCGTTTTCTTTTAAAAGAACACTTATCATATTTTACCTTCTTTATTTAATTTTTCTTTTAAACTATCATCTGTATCAGCTAATGCCTTTAAACAATTCTGATAGTTACTATAATTACGTTCGTTCTTTTTATAATACTTAATTAATGCTATTGTAGTTAATGTAGAATATAGTGTTAGTAGTAATATTAAATCAGTCATTGTTATCACCTTTTAATATTTTTAATAATTGGTTGTACATACAATCTTCATCTTTAGCGCTTCCAAGATGTTCTTCTTGTATAAAAGTTTTATCTAAAAATTCTACTACTTCAATAGCTTCATCTATTCTTTGCTGCAATTCTTCTATACAATTTAATAGTATGTCTGCTTCATATTTACCTAAATAATATTTAAAAGCTCCATCATGAAATCCTGTAAAATTATTAATGTCTTTTAATTTATTGATTAATAGCTTTAGTTGCTCTCTGTCAAACTCCTTAATTTTTTCTTCTTCACTCATTACCTACACCCACTTTATCTTTCCAATACTTATCACAGCTGTGGTCTTGTATCATTTCATCAAATGGCATAGTGCTACATTGATAATCATGGTAAAAATCATATATAAAACTTACAATTAAATATAAAAATGATATTACTATGGCTATTGTTAAAACTATTCCTAATCTTTCTTTATTCATTTTTTACCTCCAATTTTCTACCACACATAGGACAATAATTAATTTTAGTTTCTGCTTCCATATAACTTGGTTCGTATGTATCAGCACGACTATTTATTAAAAGTTCATTTCTCAAAACATAAGCAATTATCCCTGTTTCGCAATCTGCTTTTAAACTATATTTGCAATCATCATATAAATAAACATCATTGTTATCATCACAATATTTGCATTTTTCTTTACTCATGATTGTCCTCCTTACATTTTTCCATAACACTAGGGTTAAATAAAGCTAACGATAATATTATTATAATTACTATCCATATCCACCTAAACACAGGAATTAAACATGGTGCTAATCTCATAAACATTGCTTTTATAAATCCGTTATTTCCATGTGGCAATTCCATCCATTTAGTTTTAAACATAAATAATACTGCATTTATTGAAATAAACGAAATAATTGTTTTATATATATACATTTCAAACATTATGCTTGTCCCCCTTATCAAATATATTTCCTATTACTTTATGATTTTTTAATGTTGCTGGAGTAAAATAAGCACATCTGCATTCATCTATAAAAACCAATATAAATTCTGCATATTTTGTATATTTTACAATACCAATACCACCTAATTTATGTTTCATAATATCTCCCTCAAATATCTTCTTACCATTCTTATCAGTTAGTCCTGTATATTGTCCTACTGTTTCAGGAATTACTTCTATTAAAATTTCATTTAATTTTGTATTTGTATCAAAATGCCCTAAATCAGCAATAAATGTTCTACCTGTTTCTAATTCTTTAATTAAATTACCATGTACATAATCTAATTCGTATTGTCCTGTTTGAGGGACATTTTTTATTTTCCCTCTAAATAATATTTCACGCATTATTTATTCACCCCTTACTTTATCTAAATCTAAAACTTTATCTATTATTTTATATATTTCGTCTGCTTCGCCACCATCTATATGTCCAAATCTACAAAATTCATGTTCATATACATATTCTCTTATATCAATTAGTGCTTGTTTTAAAAGCCTATTATCCCAAATTACTTTATCTACAACTTTGTCATTGTGTTCGGTGTTTTCTTTTAATATCCTATTTTCTTCTTTTAATGTTGATAAACTTCCTAAAACTTTATCCCAACTTTTTGTATCAGTTAAGTCAGCATAAAACTTTCTTTCTTCTTTATTCATCTAACCACCCTAACTCACTTACTTGTTTACAAACATTAAATACATCTTGTTGTATTTCTTTTGTGGTCCATTTTTTATCTGTTTTATCATACATTGATGTCATGACTTCACTATAACCTGTATAATCCCCCCAATGGGCATAATCCCAACCTATAAACCAACTATTTTGAATTTTCTTGTTTTCACCAATATACAAAGTATCATCACTATATGTTAAACCACCATGTACTTCTATATCTATGTTGTGATATTTTTTTCTATAAAGTTTATGATTTGATGGAATTTCAACATAAGATGTTGGATGTGTTCCTAAATTCATAATATAGTATGTATAACCAAAACATTTTCCTGTATCTAATAATTCAGTAATACGATTTGGTCCATATTTCATCTCTTTTGTAGTCATAATTCTATTTCTCCTTGTTCTAAAATTTTTGCATAACCGTGTCTTAAGTTGAAAGATAAATTTTCTAATAATTCTATATCTTTTAATAAACGTTCATCTTTGTTTTCTATTTTTTCCCCTAGTTTTTCCAATCTTGATGTGTCAACTCTTTTGGCTACTACAAAATCACATTCAAAGGCTTCAATCATATCAATGTATTTTTGTGTTTTATCTTCCATAATTAATCAACTCCCAATGTTATTTTATATTTTAGTGGCTTATATTCACCGAAATATTTTATTTGTTTTTTATCAATAAAATTTTTATTTATATATTTTTCAAGTTCTTGTATATTTTTAAATCGTTCTACACAACAACAAAATCCTTGTGTGTAAATTAATATATATTTCATAGTTACCACTCCTATTCTTTTGGCATTTCATAAATTCTTTTGTGAAAAATGTTCGGTTCTGAAAAGTGAAGCTTTATCATGTTATAATATCCATTTCCTGTTTCTGTTTCATATCCATCGCATTTAAAATCAGGTTGAAGAAATTTTTGTATTTCATCTAATACTTCTAATGCTCTTTCTTTTGTTTTGTATGTTCCTAGTAAATGATTATCTCCCCAAATTTCATAATTTATATACTCATCTATTTCTTTAACCTTTTCTTTCACTTCACGAAAATCACCTGGTTTTATTTCTACAATGTTTTTTTGTTCAATAGTTTTATAACGAATATTTTCAAATAGATGAAAATCTTTAATTATAACTAATCTCATTCGGTCTTGAGTTCTAATCCATAAATCCATATCTATTCCTCTACTTTCTCTATTAAATCTGCTTTTATTAGGTCATATAATATATCCAAAGGAATACTTTTTGGTATTCTTCTTTCATCTCGACATTCTGAAAATTCTTTGTCTTCTTCAATGATTGTTACAAATCCATAACCAGTATCATAAGAATAACCATATGTTCCACAACCATTAATAAAATATTTAAACCCAAACTTTTCTAATTCTTTTAAATCTACATTATCTTTTATTTTTAAATACATTTAATCACCCCATATCATAAATTGATAATTGTTTTTCTTGTAATATGGCTTGTCCAGGTATTAATAAATTGGTTAATATAGCTATTAATACATTTACTACAATACTATTACCTGCTTGCTTATATAATTGAGTATTTGAATTTACCTTTTCTGCTTTTTCAAAATCTTCATCTTGGAATCCCATAAGTCTCCAACATTCTTTTGGTGTTAATTTGCGAATTCTTAATGTAGATTCAACTACACCTTGATTACATGATGTCGTTAATGTTTGTAATACTTGTTTCCCTACTCTACCTCTTCTTGTTTTTGAATTAGGTTGTTCTAAATTAACACTATCGCCATCATATGCTTCAAGATACCCTTGCTTAGTGTTATTTTTGATTTTTATAAAATTATCAGTAGGTCTATTCCCAGCATTAGTAGTTATCGCATTAGCAACATCCTGATTTTTTCTGTTTATATTTTGTATAAATCTTTCTCCTCGTGGAAATTTACTTTCTTTCTGATTTACCCCATACATATAATCCAACATTTTATCACTCAAATAATATTTTTCATCAACATCATCTTCCAACATATCTTTAAGTCTTAATTTAAGTTCCTGTTTAGATGGAAATTCAAAATTACCATTATCTAAAATACTAATAGTAAAAACTCTTTCACGATTTTGTGGTATCCCATAGTCTTTAGCATTTAATACTTGATAATAATTTGTATAGCCCAACTCTTCCATTGCATCTAAATAAGCGTTAAAATTATGAATATGTTTTTTGCTTAAAATATTTTTAACATTTTCCCATATTACATACTTTGGTTTTAACTTTCTAACAATGCGTAATGTTTCATACATTAAACTACTTCTTGTTCCACTATCTTTATCACCACCAGCCTGTTTACCAGCTAACGAAAAATCTTGACATGGACTACCGTGCATAATTAAATCTACTTCTACATCTTTATCCCATGTAGTTATATCCTGTGGATCAAAGTTAGTCCCATAAATGGCATTATATGATTTAACAGCATATTTATCTATTTCTACATAGTCTACTATTTCAAAAGGAATATTTAATCTCTTAAGGGCGTTGCTGCAAGCACCAATTCCACCAAATAACTCTAAAACTTTAAGTTTATTCACCATTTGCTATTCTTTCTAATTGCCTATTAATTTTGTATTTTTCGTTTATGTATAAGGTTTCTTCATCTATTTCATAAAATGCCATTATTTGTTTAAGTAAAACGAAACAATCTGCTAGTTCTTCTATAATGTTTTCAATATCAAAATAAGTGATATTTTCATACATAGTTATAGCCTCTTGTAATTCAAAAACTTCTTCAGCTAATTTTCTTTGTTGGTTATTTATTCCATAATGGTTAATTATTGTTTTTAAATCTTCTTTCATACTTCACCTCTTATCCTTTTAAGTACTTTTCTTTTTTCTTCTCTGGTTAGTTTCCAGCTTTTCCAAATATTATCTTCAAGTTCAATAATCGCTTTAGTATCCCTTTTTAATTTGAATTTGAAATACTGCCTTTTTAATATCGGTATCCAAAATTCGAAATAGTCCATTACTTTGTTTTTCTAACTTTCTTAATCTTGCTAATATATAAACTTTTTTATATTTGGAAATATTACTATTTAATAATTTAATTAATTTGTTAGCTTGTACGACTGGCAATGATATTTCATTCATAATATTAAGTAAATCTTCTTCTAACATATTTCCTCTATTTCGAGAATTACTTTTGTCTTTTCGCCATATACAAATGTATCGGTAAAACCAGCTACACATTTTCTATTATCATCTTTTAATTTTTTAAACTTAACCATAGCATCTAAAATAAACTTTTTAGCAAAACATACATTATCTAGGTCTCTACGTTTATTACCTTCTACCCATGTAAAATTAATTTTTACTGGTTTTTCAAATCTAGGCAGGCCTATTAAATAAATGCCTATTTGCTGTTCTAAATCTTGTTTCATTTTAGCTCCTAAAAATTTATTACTTCTACATGCTCTTGTATAATCATTCAAGCTTGGTAATTTAAAAGGAATTTCTACTCTTATTTTTTCACTCATAACTAGCCACTCTTTCTATAAATAATTTCTTTTAAAAATTTCTATAAACTTTTTATCAGGATAAGCTTTTTCAAAAACTGCTTGTCCATCTCTTTTTAATTTCATATCTAATTCGTGTCCATTTTTACCATGTACTCCATTAGTTCCTTCGTGATGTTCAAAACATAAATATACTTTCATACCGTATCTTTCGCTTATCTTTCTTAATGGATTACCAAAGTAAATATGGTGTGAGTGTAGTCCGTAAGTTGCCCCACAGACATAACACTCTTTTTTGTCTTGTATAATACTTTTCATAGTTACCCCCTATTTGGTATTCCCCCATTCTCTTGATAGTTGACTTTCTAATATTTTTATTTTTAATTTAGTAGTATTAATAAATTCTTGATTTGTTTTATACATAGCTTCTGCTACATCGCGTTTATATCTTTTGTTAGCGACTTCTGGTATACCGTAGATTACTTGATTAATTAAAGTTACTGCCATTTTTTCTTCTTGCTTTAGTTTTAACGCCTCTTGCCTTAATGTAATTTTATAATCACGTTCAGCCTCTGCTAACACTTGTCCATTCTTTTTTAATGTTTTTATTGAAATATTTAATTTTTCTATAAGGTTTTGTATATCGTTAAATAAATCCATATTTTCACCTCATTAATCTAGAAAGTTATCATCTATACTTACTTGTTGATTAATTTCTTCACCAATCTCTTCATAAGGATTTTCAGCTGGTTTTTCTTGATAGTCAACAGGCGTTCCTATTCTTGTAGTTTCTTCTTTCTTTTTACTATCTAGGAATTGAACACTTTCAGCTACTACTTCAGTAAAATATCTTTTAGTTCCATCTTGTGCTGTATAGTTACCTGTTTGAATTCTACCTTCGACTGATACTTGACTACCTTTACCTAAATAATTAACAATGTTTTCAGCTTGTTTTCTCCATGCTCTACAAGGAATAAAATCAGCTTCTTGTGTACCATCTTCCCTTTTAGGTCTATTTACTGCTACTGTAAATTTTGTACTAGCTATATTTGAATTCGTGTACTTTAATTCTGGGTTAGATGTTAATCTACCTACTATACATACTCTATTCATTTCTTAACTTAACCCCCATTCCTAAAATTTTATTATTATCAACTATTGATACTTTTTCTTCTGATAATCTTTCATAATCACTTTTAGCTAGACTAATATACTGTGGATAATTACCACCATTTAAACATCTAATTTCGCCTACTGCTAACTCTTTTTCTAATATTTCATTCAAATCATTACCGTTCATTTTTTTAACTTGAATATTAGTAAAATTTAATATTCTTGACTTTAATTCTTCTAAAGTATCATCTATCTTTTTGATATATACTGTATTATCTTTTGTCATTTGTATCCTCCTTATAGTTTTCTAATTCTTTTATTAATTGACTTTTTTGTATTTTATTTTTTATTTTTAAAATTATAGTTTTCATATTTTCTCCTAAACTCTAATCATATCGCCATTTTCAACACAGTCTGGGCAACAATAACCGCATCCACCATTTATGTACTCGGTGGTATCTTCTAAGTCATCTGGATTAAACCACTCTTCACACATTTCACATTGTTGTGCTTCTTCTACTGGCTCACTTCCGCAAAATGGGCAACAATGTATCGTTGTCATATGACTATCAAGGAATAAGTGGTCTACTCCGTAGTATTCTTCAAAGCTTACTTCTTTATCGTTTGGTTGTTCAAATACTTCTCCGCAATTATCACAGTAATACATATTTATTTCTCACTTTCGTTTACAGATAAATTGCTTAAATCAATTCCCATATTTAAATATTCATCAATTATTTGACTTCTTAATTCTTCATTACTTCCAGCCATTCGTAAAGCAATTTTTCCAAATTTATGCCAACTACTTTCATAAACAACTTCTTGATTTTCAGGAACTACATCTTTAATTTTTTGATTTTCGTTGTATAATTCATGCCAATTATTGTCAGGCATATTAACAGTTCTTAATTTATCTTCAAGTCTTTGAAATTGTTGTAAATTTAAATCTGATAATCCAGTCCATAGCTGATCTTTTACATTAAGCTCTAACGAAGCTTTAACTATACCCATTTTTCTGATTAATTCATTTATTGCAAGTTTAACAATTGATATTGCTTCATCTTCTTTGATAAAAATATTTGTAGCTATTTCAAAACGTTTATTAAGTGCTTTGTTTCTTTCTATATCTTCACCACTAGCAATGCCATTATCTATTCCAAAACCAGCAAACCCTAATGCTCTACCTACTGCTGATGTTTCACAGTTTTCAATCATTGATGTAGAGTTAACCATTCCTTTTTTTATTTCACTAGCTCTACCAGTAGCAATAATATCTCCCTTTTCATCTCTGATTTGTGCTTTCATTCTAACTGCCGTGTCTGTTAAATCTTCTATTTCAGTTTCTACACTTCCATTTGGATAAACTTTTCTAAAAGCCTTAACTCTTTCATTTACAGTTGCATAATCTTTATTTCCAATTTTCATTGAATTAATTTCTTTGTTTGCGTTTTCTATTTGTTCATAACTTACTTTTATTTCTTCCATTTTTAAACCTCTTTTCTAAAATTCTAATTTAAGTTGATTTTTACTAGCTTTCTTTTTCATTAAAGCTTGTGTATGTAACATTTCCATTGCACGTAAGTACATATGATTTACTGTATCTTCAAATTCTGTTTTACTTGTGATTACGTAATAACCACCATCTTTGCCTGCTCTACTTCCTATTAGTTCCAAGCAATCTTCATTTTGTCTTATTGCTTCAATATAACTTCTTAAAGTTTTATGATCATTTATTCTAAATATTTTCATAAGTTCATAACCTTTAATTCTGTTTTCAAAACCACGACAATTTTTTATTAAATATTCATAAATTCGTTCTTCCATTTATTCCCCTTTCTTTGATTGTTTTAGTAAACTATCTAACTGTTTTGGTGTTAAATAGATTTCTCCCCTTGTATACATTTTTATTATTTCTTCAACTGTATGTTTTTGTAATAATTCTTTTAGTTTCATTTTTCTTCCTTTTCGTTTAACCAGTCATAATCAAATACTTCCTTAACTGGTTCTTGTTCATGTTTTGGAGTTTGTCCTTCATTTTGACATTGTTCTAAAGTTGTATAACCTTTATCATGCCAAGTATTTATAATCTTCTCTGTATAACTTATCGCTCTAGCACCATTCTTCATAGTTATATCTATTGCCAATTTGATAATGTCATCAGTAAACCAGCCTTGCCATTTTACTAATAGTTCATATTCCACTGATGCTAAAGTTCTTCCAAATTGTTGCTCTAAATAATAATAAATATCTATATATTCTATATTCTTATATTCTGTTATGTGGTTACTTGTTGGTTGCTTGTTGGTTGCTTGTTGGTTATCTTCTTGGTTGTTTTGTTGATACATTTCATAATTTACTATTGAAATTATTGAGAAATTCTTGGTTGTTTTGATGGTTATTTCGTTGGTTGATTTTAGCTTGTTTAGTGAAGTTCTTATCTGTTGCTCTGTTAAGCCAGTTTCTTTTGCTAATTTTTTTCTTCCAGTTACAAGACTACCTCTAGAAACCTCATAACCTCTATAACGACTATCTTTCCAATTTGCTTTTAATAACAAATGTATAAACAGTCTTGTGGTATTTATATCTGAGTACCACTCCCAATTTAATAATTTAGTGTGTAACTTTACCCACAAGTGGCACCTCTTTTCTTATTCTTATTTATTCAGACACCTGAGGGACTACTAGGCCTATGAGAAATAAAAAACAAATTTACTTAATAGGTAGCACCCAATACCATTTTTATTTTTTACTAGAAAGGAAAGCCTAGTAGCCTCGCAGGCATCTGAATATTTGATTTTCTAATTATTTTTTGATATAATTTAATTGTAAATAATTAAGGTAGCATTATTTACTTGTATGCTTGGTTTTCGTAGGCCACAGGCATACTTTTTGTTTGCTCATTTTTTTCTTGGATACCACCTATAAATGCAAATCCTAATAACATGATTATTAAAACCCATGTAGTTTTTTCTTTTAACATTTTTTATCCCCTTTCTAATGCTTGTCCACTCTTGATAGGAAATTAATTTCCTATTTTTTTTATTTTATAATCGATTTTTACACTCTCTTTATATTCAATAAGTTGAATTAACTTTTCGATCATTTTTGGTACAATTGATTCATCATAATTATTTAATGTAACTTCCATAATTATCACCTCGTTTAATTTTATGTACTTTTTTGTTTAATAATGTCGTGCTAGGACTTTTATTGTTCTTTATAATTATCTAATTCTGTTAGCATTTCGTTGCTCAAAGTTACATTGTGTACCACAAAAAAATCGGACAATTTGCATTTTAAAATATCAGCAATTTGTTGTAAAGTTTCCACTTTTACTTTTTGTGGATTTACTTCATATTCACAATACGTATTTCTTGAAACACCTAATAATTCTGCCATTTTATCTTGGGTATATCCAATTCTAGCTCGATAAGATTTCAAGTTATTTGAAATATATGCTAATTTTTCTTTCATGTTCTACCTCCTTACATTAACCATTATAGTTGCTCAAAGTTACATTGTCAAGCGTTTTTTTGCAAAAAGTTACAATTTTATTTACTTTTTGCAACATTTAATGTATAATTAGTTTGTGAAAGGGGAATAAATATGAATTATTTATCTACCAATATAAAGTATTTACGACAACAAAGAGGACTTACTCAAGAGGATATTAGTAAAATAGTAAATAAATCTAGAGTATTAATTAGTCAATGGGAATCTGATGAAAGGGATATTACTACGGAAGATATTATAAAATTATCCGATTATTTTTGTGTCCCTATGGATGCCCTAGTTGGAAAAGATTTAAGATTAAATCAAAATTATTTTGATGAATTTGAAATTTTATTTGACAAATATAAGGATATATTAACAGAAGATGATAAAGAACATATGCGATTTATTATTGAAAAAAGAATACGTGATATTGATAAGCAACGCGAAAATAATTAAGTATAGAGGACAAGTATGCTAGTATAGGTACTTAATATAGAATGAAGAGGTGTATTAAGTATGAATATTCTAAATTTATTAAAAGGCGAAATAACACAACAAGAATTATTAAATTATTATAATGCCACAATAACCTATGAGTATTTACCAATCGGAATTAATGGGTGTGTATTTCAATATGATGGAATTTTTAATATTTTTATAAGTCAAGAATTATCGTATTACATGAAACGAAAAACCATATTACATGAACTTGCTCATATTGAATTAAATCAATTAGAACAAGCCAACAATGATTTATTTGCATTTAAGATTAACAAATATGAAGATGAAGCAGATAGATATGTTAAATTTTTATTAGAAAACAAAATTGATTAAAACTTGCTAGTACAGGAGTTTTATATAGATTATATATAGTAGTAAGGAGGTGCAACTATGGCATTATTTGCAAATGAGGAAGAAAAGAAAAAAAAGAAAGAAGAAAAAGAACTACAAAAAATTCAAAATTTAATAAAAAAATATGGTTTAGAAAATTTATCACCCGAAGAAGCTAAATTATTACCACAAATTGCAATGTGTTTTAAAGGTAATGGTATGATTGATTTAGGTAGCTTTATGACTGGTGATGATAGTGCAAAATTATGGAACATTCAATCGTTAAACGAAGCTATGTTTACGCAAAATTGGATGATAGTTAATCAATTAACAAAATTAAACAATAATATAGAAAAACTAATTGAACTATATAAAACAAAATAAAAAAGACTACTACTGCTGGAACAGTAATAGTCGGAGTACACAAAATTAAAATGCCTAGCACGACAATTCTTTTTTGTGTACTTCCATTTTACTATATTTTAAGATAAAAAGCAATATAATTAAAAGGAAGTGATTAAATTGAATAATGAAAAAAAAGTGTTTGAAAAATACCTATTACCAAACTGTATAAAAAATGATAAAGATTTTGTTAATAACCCTCAAAAGTATATTAACGGAAAAATACTAAGGGTTGTTATATATATTCGTGTATCAAGCGAGGAACAAGTAAGACATGGATATTCTTTACAGGCCCAAAAAGAAAGGTTGTTAGATTATTGCAAAGAACATAATTATAAAGTAGTAGATATATATATTGATGAAGGAAAAACAGCACGTTCAAAATTACGTAGTAGAACTGAAATGCAAAGATTGATAAGGGATGCTAGTACTGATAAATTTGATAGAATTGTATTTTGGAGACTTGATAGATGGTTTAGAAATATAGCTGATTATTATAAAGTCCAAGAAGTTTTAGAAAGAAATAAAATTGATTGGGAATGTTCTGATGAAGAATATAATACTACAACATCAAATGGTAGATTACATTTAAATATAAAACTTTCAATCGCCCAAAATGAATCAGATCAAACAAGTGATAGAATTAAATTCAATTTCGCCAACATGGTTAAAAATGGACGTGCTATTGTTGGTAAACAAGGCTTACCAATGGGGTATAAAGTTGGTGGTGAAGAAAAAAATAAAAGGGTTATAAAAGATGAAATAGAAGAAGAGGCTACTAATTTTATGTTTAAAGATATAAAAATAACACGTTCAATTAGACAGACACTATTTAATATAAAAGAAAAATTTAATATAGAATTATGCTATGATAGCTTACGCCATTATTTAAAAAATCCATTATATACAGGTAAGTATAGAGATAATGAAAACTATTGTGAACCTTATATTACAAAAAAAGAATTTGATGGAATACATGGATTAATGGTTTATAACAAAACAGAGAAAAAGAAAAATCAAGTAGTTAGAAAAGATGCATCTGATTGGATTGTAGCTGTTGGAAAACACAAAGGTATTATTCCAGGCAAAGAATGGGTAGAAGTTCAAGAGTTATTAGATAGAAATAGTGATATGAAATATCGTAAACCTTCTAGAAGTAACGCACTACTTTCTGGAATTTTAAGATGTTCTCATTGTGGTTCATTTATGAGAGCAAAACTAAAAAATAAGACTGTAAGTCCTGATGGTCGTAGAATTTTTGACTATATGTGCGAACTTAAAGATAAAAGCAGAAAGCAAAAATGCCAGTGTAAAAATATAAATGGATTAGAAGCGGACGATTTAGTAATGCAAGAAATAAAAAAACTTGCCACCCCTACCTCAAAATTTTATAATGCTTTAAAAGAATTATCTTCAAATACTTTTAATAAAGAAGATAAAACGAGTGAAGAAGTCAAAACCTTAAAATCATTAATATATAAAAACGAAAATGATATTAACTCACTGCTAGATAAAATTAAATATGTAGATGTTTCTTTATTAGATGATATTTCTAATGAGATAAAAAAACTAAAAGAAACTAATATAGAACTAGAAAAACAAATTAAATCATTAACTAATACTAATTATGACGAAATAACAGACAAAGAAACAGCCGATTTAGTTCTTAATATATTAGATACCTACTTTACCTCTTTTGATAACTTAGACTTGAATACAAAGCGAAATATGATTAAATTATTAGTAAGCTCTATCACAACGGATGGCGAAGATATAACGATTAACTTTTTAGGTGCTAGAAATATGAAAGATAAAAGCTTTCCAACAGGTGAGAATTACAAATGAAATCCTTATGTTTTTAAGGACTTCAAAAAAAGCAAAATCTGAAGTATATTTAAATGAGCCAATTGGAAAAGATGGAAAATTCAGTACAAAAGATTTAAGACATTATGCTTCATCTTCTAAAACTTATACCTCTTTTATGTCAACTTATACTAGATGGCAAAGAAAGGCTCTTTTAGAAGCAAAAAATCAGCATTTTTATGAAAATAAGGCCATTCCTCT